ACTACAATGTATACACCGTTTAGGATCGATTGTATACAAGTTTATCCGATCTTGCTTTTTTTGCAGTGTTATTGCAGCGGATTATAATCCGCCTATTCTGCTTTACTCATACTCATTTTTGAAACTTTCTATTAATTAATAATTATTTATCTTTCAAATATGAAAACGAGCAAAAATGGTGCCCCAAGAGGGAATTGAACCCCCTGCCTTCGACTTACAAGGTCGCTGCTCTACCGATGAGCTATAAGGGCGTATTTTACGTATTTTTCGAATGAGCTATACCGGCATTATCATGTATATATGCATGGTTCCATGCATGAAAATTTATAAATACGTAAAAGGAAAGCTAATGAATATAAAACCTATTGTTGACAAAATAAATGATATCAACAAGACAATAGCCATACTCATTACAAATTCTGTAGCCACAATGTGGTGTGCTTACCTTTTTGCTATTATAGCGTTTATCAGTTTACCCGAAGCTATTAAGGGTGGGGTCGCTACTCTGATAAGTTGGATAGCACAGACTTTCTTGCAGTTAGTTTTACTTAGTATAATTATGGTAGGTCAAGCGGTCTTAAATGAAAAAACAGAAAAAAGAGCAGACGAAGATCACGAAACTTTATTAAAAGAGTTACAGGAAATCAAAGCTATTCATTCTGATATTCATGAACTACTTAAGAAACACGATGAGTAGTTCGGGCGGGAGTGACGATTCTTCACCCGCTCTTGCCGTCTCTAGAGTACACTAGTCAACGCTGACAGCCTTGCTATTTATTGATCGTTTAACTACACTACCGAACTTAAATAATATAGAGTTAACCATGACCCTATGCGGAGTTATTTACGGCTCTCACCCCGTTAGAATGGCTCCCCAGGTTCGGCTCGAACGAACGACATTCGGATTAACAGTCCGACGCAACTACCAACTGTGCTACTAGGGAATGATATTAAACACCATAAATTAGATTCTCATATTGATTAGATAAATAAATCATGTTTCACATTATATACAAAACTACTAACACTGTCAACAACAAAATCTACGTGGGTTATCATTTTCAAGAAAGTGACCCCTTCGCATTTGATGGATATTTAGGTAGCGGTAAAGGTATCTTAAAGGCTATAAAGAAATACGGGCGATACAAATTTATACGAGAAACGCTACATGTGTTTACTACGGAACATGATGCGTTGTCTAAGGAAACTGAAATAGTTAATGAATCATTTATAATGAGGTCCGATGTCTACAATTTAGTACCGGGAGGAGGCAAACCTCCGTCACATAAAGGAAAGAAAAAAACCGAAAACCACAAAAAGAAAATAGGATGTTCACAAAAAGGGAAAGTTATATCTATAGCGCAACGAGATAAAACTAGCACGACGCTAACAGGGAGAAAAGTAGGACCACACTCTGTTGAGCGTAAGAAAAACATTGCTAACGCATTACTTGGTGTAAAACACACCGAAGAACGTAAACAGAAGATGAGCGATAATCACGCTGACATGTCTGGGGCTAAAAACCCTATGTTCGGTAAAATTGGACCTGCAAATCCAAACTTCGGTAGAAAAGATTCAAGTACAGCAAAACTTCGAAAGAAGCAAGCCGCACTTGAATCTCAGGTTATTGTCGAGTGCCCGCATTGCAAAAAGATCGGTAAAAGATCAGGAATGCAAGTTTGGCATTTCGACCGCTGTCGCAAATTAAAAATATAGTCTAATTCTACTGTGTTTTGGAATACCGGACATCAAGTAATCCATTTGGTCAGCAAGGATGCTGCGGTTTTGGAGAACCAAATGTTCATAATGTGACGGTTCGTACGGTACGTACAGCAACTCCATACCAGATTGCTTCAAAGTTTTACAACCCTTCTTTTGATTGCATTGACGACAAGCAGTAACGACATTAGTCCATTCATCGTCGCCTCCGAGGAATCGAGGATTGATATGATCTCGGCTTAGACCAGCATGATTCGTGTGATGCGATCCGCAGTAACCACAGATGCTTCGGTCGCGAGCAAACAATGTCTTATTTGTCAGGATAACCCGAATATGCTTCTTGAAGTCAAAACCTGCGCCATGGATAGCGATGATGCTTGGAGTTTCAAGATAACTGCGGGTGCCATCGTTCTTGATGCCTCCGTGATAACGAGCAACAACATCACCCAGTGTCCAGGCAACAAGGCCCTTAGCGTGATAAGTAATTGCTTCATCGTTAGATACCCAGGTCCGAGGAATACCGGAAATGTCCAAGGCCAGAATCGCCATAGTTGCTCCTTACTTCTATATTTATCCTATGTTTGAATATAGCAAAACGGATAAACATAGTCAACCGTTTTTCTTCTACTCGGTGATAATTCCAGATTCCCAATTTTCTGCGGCTGATTCCGCATAGTAAATTGAATGATCCTTAACGTCTATCGTTTTCATAAGAACTTCATTCTCATAGCAAAGCACGACGTACCCATCTATATCGGCGATGGTTGCTCTGCGATTTTCTATCTTATTGTTCATGTTTTTCTCCAACATACATGTATTTAAGTGATTAAACTTAGATCCTTAATTTTTCTAACCATGTTTAACATGGTAGACCGGGAGAGAATCGAACTCTCAGCAAAACGGTAATCTGCCGTCCAAAGGGGGTATAAGGCCCTCGCCACCACCAGATGCCAGTCCATACTTAAGTTTATCAGACACTTTAGCCATTATATTATCCTTTTAATTATAAAAATGGTGAACCCTCTGGGACTCGAACCCAGAACCTTCTGATTAAAAGTCAGACGCGCTAACCTGTTGTGCCAAGGGTTCTTATTGAGAGTGGTTCGCCGAGTGTGCTATCAGCGCGAATTTTGGTAGACCGGGAGAGAATCGAACTCTCAGCAAAACGGTAATCTGCCGTCCAAAGGGGGTATAAGGCCCTCGCCACCACCAGATGCCAGTCCATAATCATTATTTAAAGTACATTTTGTTAAGCAATAAATAATGATGATATGAGCAACACATTCGCAAACATAACAAGTATCGAGTTCTCTACATTAATCGTAGAAGCAACCGCGTATGTCCAAAAGCATTTCATTGGATCGAACATCGCTATCACCAATAAACAGTTCGTAGGTAAAGCAACTGACATAGCAGCGGCAAATGTTATTCCTAGCATAGTAAGTACTTTTGATAATACCAGCATTCGTCCCCTAGGGGTAGCTGTTATGGTCATTAACACTACTAACAGTTATACTTCACTTTTTATACCAGATGACCATCCTTGGCCAAATTATCGCAATGCTCAATCATATGCGGATGTCTATAGTCGTCCAAAAGGAACTGAAGGACGATTACCTGGCCGATGGCCACACGATCAAATCTATCTTCCAATTATTAACTGTGAAGGTGTGTCATTCGACATTTTTAATTCAGGCCCTAACTGGGAAAACACTACGCCCAAAAGAATAGGTGTCGATAAACCTATTATAGTAGCAGCTAACACGGTTGCTATTCCAGTAGCACGGCTGGATGAAAGTTCATCTTACGTGCTACAAATTATTGCAGCCGGTGAACATTCTGCTCTGTTCTCATAGTTGATGCACAGTACTAGATTTTAACTCTCATCAAGTCAAGTAGTTGTTGTCTAATGTGTACTTTTTTTTTGCTAAATGATAAATAATGATATGAGCAACACATTCGCAACCATAACAAGTATCGATTTCTCTGCAATAATCGCTGAGGCAACTGCGTACATCCAGCAAAACAATACCGCAAAAGATACCTCAACTAGTCATTTTATAGGTAAAGCAACTGATGTAGCTGAGGCAAATGTTATTCCTAGCATAGTAAGTACTTTTGCTAATACCAGCATAAGTCCTTTAGGTGTGTCTCTTATGGTTATTAACACTACTAGTAGTACCAGTTCATCTGTTATACCAGATGACCATCCGTGGATGAAATATGAACGTTCGGTGATGACTCGCACCGGCGAGCACCGATCAAACTATTTCCAATGGCCACACGATCAAATCTATCTTCCAATACTCAACTATGAAGGAATGTCATTCGAAATTTTTGACCCCAGACCACCTTGGGGAAATACGGCAATAAGTGCTGAGCAACCTATTATCATAGCAGCCAACAATGTTTCTGTTCCGATTCCACTTTCAGACGGAAGCTCATCTTACATCTTGCAAATCATCGCGCCTGGCGATAACTCTGCTCTATTCTCATAATTGGTGCACAGGGCTAGATTCGAACTAGCGTAGCCATTACAGCGGGAGATTTACAGTCTCCTGGTATTAACCACTCACCCACCTGTGCATTGTATTTGGTGCGGATGAGAGGACTCGAACCTCCACGCCTCACGGCGCTAGAACCTAAATCTAGTGCGTCTACCAGTTTCGCCACATCCGCGTTATTCTTTATAAACTTAGCAGGTTCCACGTTTTAGAGACCGGTGCCCCTTAGAGACCTGTCAATAGTAGTATTGCGCTGCCTAGCTTTCCCTCAACCGTTTAACTCATTGTATTAATCTGTGGGAGTGGAGAGTGCCAGCTCGTCCCCAATTACGCAGCACGTTCTAAACTCTGCTGCGACCTATTCATTGATAATCGTAACCTATATAGGGGATTCGCGCCACCTATCTGCCCATTGCAAGAGCTACCCTGACTATCGCTACCCGAAATCCGCTCACCCTCGCGTTCCTCTGCATGTTCTAATCATTCCAGTGTCGTATAACACCAGCAACGATAACTATGTTAGTTATGATGTATGTTAGAACGATGATTGTCCGAACTACTGCTACTTTGTCCGCAACATTCGTATTACCACTTTTTTCACCTAAGGCCTTTGCCCAAATATACCAAAATGCTTTCATTAAATACTTTCTAGTTAGATAGGGTGGTGCGAAGGGTCTCTCCGTATTCTCACCTTTTAGTATTCAGCGTCATCCCCTGGCTGAGGCCCTATATAAAATCTTTTTCTAAGAAGTTTGCTAGGTAGAAATGAGTATTTCATCATTTCCCAGTGAACACTCTTCCAGCTATCAACAGGGCCGTTATTCCAGCTTATGCTGATTTGGTCTATGAGTTTCGCGCTGTTACCTAACAAACTCGTTAGAAACTTTTAATCTCACACAATGTCAAAGAACAAGAGCGTTCGTGTCGCTCTCTCTATTTTCTTAATATACACACTCTTACGGATAGAGTCAACCGAAAAATTGCCTTATTTGAAAATAAGTTAGTTTGGTACAGTTGGAAGGATTTGAACCGTTGACCCTCGGTTCACGGCGCTAGAACCTAAATCTAGTGCGTCTACCAGTTTCGCCACATCCGCGTTATTCTTTATAAACTTAGCAGGTTCCTCGCTTTAAAGTCTGCGTGTCCAAGACTGTTCTTACATCGTAGGGCCGTTACCGTTACGGAAACCCACGGAACCACCTTCTGCTTCAATGCGTTTGATAACATCTTCAAACAGAATAGGTGCAAAGTCAGTTTGCTCCACACATACGCAATGGTAGCGTACATCTGGTTCATCACTGTACAGAAGTTCTCCGGTCTTGGCGTTTACTCCACGAATTTTCTTAACACGATTTGCGTGTAAGTGTCCGTGAATGTTAACACCAAACCGACCAAGTGACTCTACGTGTACAGGAATGTGACTAAGAATCATTCCATTCATTACATGGTATGCACGAAGTTCACGGAAATGTTCACGATAGTCAGTATCCTTAAAGATATCGTGATTACCACGGATAAGAACTTTATCCCCGTTGAGCCTATGCATAATAGCAAGACTCTTACGGTTAATAACAACATCTCCAAGGTGATACACTTTATCGTTAGGACGAACACGTTCGTTCCAGGCCTTGACCATGAACTCATCCATTTCGTCCGCATCATCCCATGGACGCAATTTTGTAACACCATCGTTACGTGTGAAGCGACATACACCTGCATGACCAAAGTGCGTGTCGCTGACTAAAAATACTGCTGGCATATTATGCTCCTTTCTTCAAATAATAGGTTTAAAAGTTCGCCAATCATCAATGTTTGGCTTTTCGTTTTCATCGTATGTCCAGCCTAGAGCTTTCATCATGCGATGTTTTACTAACAAATTAGGACTACGAAACTTTTCAGTATCATCGAATCCTAACATAACTCCAACTTCTGTTACTGCACCGTCTCTATGGTAATCCAGCAACTCGTTAATGTAACATAAATATTAATATGGACACGTTTCTTATAAAACCCACTATTAACATTGATTACGATCTACTCAATCAAGCGATATCAGGATTGGTGCTAGAAGATGACACAGTAGATCCAAACTTCCACTTCAACAATCATGCTCAGCGCGAACTCGGTTGGCCCAAAGCATCAAAAAGTAATGATGTTACAGTACTAGATGATGTTAGACGAGCAATAAAGTTGCGTCCTGAGATAAAATTAACACATGTCGTCTTGTTTCACTTTAAACCACTAGAAGCTGTTACTCCGCACTTAGACACGACGCCGATGCCATGGGCTTTATGCATCCCTATTAAAAGTAGTGATAACTTAACAATTCGGTGGCACGAGATCATTGATGATTCGTATGAGATGTCAAACATTCCTCTTTACGGACGTAATAAAGACAATAAACTACCCATACTAAGTGCCGAAGAAGCTAGCAGAACAACAAAGATAGTTGAAGAAAAAGTTCTCAGCTATCCTGGCATATTAAGATCGGATGTTTGGCACTCTGCTACAAACACGAGCGATAGTGAGAAGGTATATTTGTTACGAATCGGAATACCCGACGATCTAAGCGTGGATAACTCTGAAATCTTCTACTGAAATGGCGCATCTGATAGGACTCGAACCTACATGTATCCATTAGCTTTCTCCTGTTTCGAAGACAGGCGGCATACAGATGCATACTAATGAGTTATGGTGCCGTCTAGAGGATTCGAACCACTGACATTCACATTACTAGTGTGACGCTCTACCAACTGAGCTAAGACGGCTTACTGCATTATTTAACAACAAAAAATACATGAAAAAAAATTGTTGGCTGTCCCCCAAGGACTCGAACCTTGATATTTCGCACCAAAAACGAATGTCCTACCATTGGACGAAGGGACAATAAAAGAAGTATATATCATTTGAAAACACCGATGATGTGCTTTCTCTCACTGCTGCTTCAAGGGGTGAGGGCGTCGTTTAGATCAACGATGTTGTCAAATGATATGGGTTAGCCTTTTGTTGACAAGCGAGTTATGTTGTTCGGCATTTCGAACTATCCCGCTTGCGAAAGGTCACAATGCCCTTCACTGAAAGTTTTTACTCTCTACGTTACCTCCGCAGATTTCATCTCCAACACCGCCCCTTCTTTTTTTATAGTGCTTTGCAGGCTCGTTCCGACATGCACTTGTGTTAGGTCTCTCACCCTAACTGTCAGAGATTCTTGCCTCCAACTAATAAAAAACCCTGAAAATCTTTCGACTCTCAGGGACCAAATAAACTAGTTTAATATGAACTGTCTATCTAATCCCGAAACCTTATTGAATTAAAGGTACCGCGAGTTCTTGTAGGATATACCGCATCCGCAACTGCGCCCACTAAAGACATTTGTCCCCAGAGTTGCTCATGCTGCTTCATCGACATTTTACAAGTGTTAGTGTTCATAGTAAAGTTATTTAGTCCTTGTTTACATAACGCTAGTTTTATCTACAATTTTTCAAACTTTCGTCTTAATCAACGCTACATTTCTATTTATACATCGTTTAAAAACCATTGTCAACCTTTTTTTCATCTAAATACGAATATGAACTTTGATTCTTTTTCGCATGGTCAGATACAGAGCAAACTATGGCTATGTAAGGAACTTGAACCCTTTCTCCCCGAAATCGCTTCTGTCGCTGTTTTAGGCAGTTGGTACAACGTCATAGCACTAATGCTGCTCACAAGACAGCCTGACAGATACCGACAGATTATAGGCATTGATTTGGATGAGAATACCAAAGAAATCGCAGATAAAATCACCGATGCATGGCGTTTTGGTGTGGATTCTATCGTAACCAACGTCATTTCGGACGCAAATACATACGACCTTTCACCGTTCAATCTTGTTATAAACTGTAGTCCAGAACACATGAATTCAAATGAATGGTTTGAGAACCTAGATTATGGAAAACTAGTCTGCATTCAATCTAGTAGTGTTATGACAACAGACGATGATGTTTGGATGTGTGTCAATCCTAATGAATCATTGGATGATCTAACACAAAAGTACCCTCTATCAAAATATCTATATTCGGGAACGAAGGAAATAAGATACGATGAAGGAGGGTACAATAGATTTATGTTGATCGGTATTAAGTGATCTTTCCAATTGCGGCTACAGAAGCAGCAATCTCAGCTATAACCCGTATCTGCTGTCCGGCTTCATACCTTACCGTAAGGATGAAATGTGAATAGTAGTCAGCAGAAGAAATGTTTTGCATGGCTACTGCTGCGGCATACGCATACATAGCGTAATTTCCTTCAATCTTATGTGTGCGGCCTGGATCGCAACTACCGGTATTTAATGCGCTTTCTAGCGTGACTAGCACTGCTGCCTTCTTTGCGATTTCTCTTTCATCCGAGCCAAACAGCGGCCCATTCATTGAGATTTCAAATGCCAGTCCACCGTTTGCCGTTGCTGCGGCTGCCGCTAATGCACAGCCATGTGCGATCTTCTCGTCCAGCAGGCTATTAGACATAGCCACTACCAACCTATCAGCGACGATCTCCGCATACTCTGGAATAGTATTCTTTACTTCTTCAACCCAGCTTCGTGTCATCCACGGCTCCTAAGGGCAGTGCTAAGATTTCCGATATCTGTGTTTTGGCGACGCACAGCTTTTCGGGTGCTCGTTGTGTCTACCTGTAGGGCGGACATCATCTCAAATAGCCGGGTGACCTTTGATTCAAGAGCATCCATTCTTTCTTCAGTTGTGGTTGCTTTCGGTTTCGGCTCTATTACTTGAGCATCCGGGTCATGTTTATACATTGGTGTCATATTATTTCCTTAATTAACTGTTAAACCGTTTAACTTGAACTTTACAAACTCAGTGATGTGTTCTGCTACATCAATACCACAATACTGCTCAAACCCTTCGAATCCTGGAGCAGAGTTAGCCTCACAAACCTTAAAACCAGTCTTGTCGAACAGAAGATCAATGCCGGCAATTTGAAGACCACACACTCTGGCTGTCTCGCGGGCGATGTAATCAATTTCTTCCGTAAGTGGGAACGGTTCTCCGTGTCCACCATTTGATATGTTAGCACGGAAATCGCCGCTAGGAGCAACTCTCTTCATTGAACCGATAACCTTACCACCAACAACTAGAACTCTCAAATCTTCACCTGGCTTATAACCAACATACTCTTGAACGATGAGAGTCTTTCCGCTCTTTAGGCTAGATACGAACTCCATGAGTTTCCTGAAGTCATTCCTTCTTTCACATAGATAGATACCTTCACCATAACTACCATTGATGATCTTAACTACACAAGGCCAACCGACATTAGCTTCTACTAGGTCTACTTCTACGGGAAACCGAACTAGCATCGTGTTTGGAATAGGAATGCCTTTTTTACTCAGTAGTTGAGAGGTTCTTAGCTTGTCTTTGGCGATCCCAATACTCTCTGAACCATTGATGCAGGGAATATTTTCTTCTTCAAACTGTCGGATCAACGCTCGTGCAAAGTCGTTTGTACCGGATCCAGTTCTAGTCAGTAACAGCTTTGGTTTGTCAATCGCCAGCCCTGAATAATTGATTCCAGTATCAATACTGTGCTTTACTACTAGATCAAAGTTATCTGGGTGAACAAATGTTGTGCTTATATTCTTTTTAGCGAAACTTTCATTTAACCTGATGTTCTCATATTCAGCTGGTCGCTTTGTTAATATCAATACTGACATGAGGGTTCTTTCGCTATATGTATATTTATGAACACTACAGTAACAATCCCCAAATATGTAAGTTGATGAACTAGTTGATCTAACCCAGTCAAGTACCAGAACTCTGGATTTTTATTAGCATCCCATCCTTTGATTCTATTGATATTCATCTTTGACCAGTCAGTCATATAATGAATCATGAACTCGAGGGCGTATATACCCAATCTTACTTCTATCGTGCTACTTGGAATCAAAAAAGTGATTATAAAGAATGTCATCCAAGCATGTATACCACTGTGGATTATTCCACCAGGGTGACCAAACGTACCTTTATTCCTCCACATGTATGGTGGCTGAAATACAAAGTCCAGCAGAAAGTGCTTGAGTTGAAGTATAATCAGCAACCATACAAGTAGAGTCATTTTTATGCTGCTACCGTAACCGATTGCAGATAAGCAAGGACGTTTTCAGGTGAAGATTCACCGTACGGGTCAGTTTGACAGTTGTGCTCAACACCTGGTTCAATGAACCACTGCTCAATGCGACCGTTGTCAACAATGACAGCATATCGCCAAGAGCGGGCGCCGAAGCCTAGATTATCCTTAGCAACAAGCATGTTCATCTTGCTAGTAAACTCACCAGAACCGTCTGGAATGACTTGAACATTTTGAAGGTTTTGGTCTTGCGCCCACTTATTCATGACAAACGAGTCATTGACAGATAGGCAATAGATCGCATCAATACCTAGATCATTGAAGGTTTGATAGTTGTTCTCGTAACCAGGAAGCTGATATGTAGAACAAGTCGGCGTAAACGCTCCAGGAAGAGCAAATAACACAACTCGCTTACCACCAAAGAGATCAAAGCTATTCACGTCCTGCCAACGATATGGGTTAGGACCTTCAATACTCTCATCGCGAACGCGAGTCTTAAAAACTACACTTGGAACTAAAGTTGGAAGTGCATCACTCATTAAATTCTCCTATTAATTTACTAATGTGCATATTATAGCAAGCAGCAACAAGACTTGCAAATGTTTTGGGTGTTATTCACCGTCTTCCTCTACCTGTAGAAATGCCAACTGCTTTAGTCTCCAAAATCAAATATTTTCAGATCGCTCAGTTGACTATTTGGGTCTTGAGTTAGGATTATGTGGATTTTTTTGTTTGATTAGAGCCGCAGTCTGTTGCTGTGGCGTAAAGCCCATCAATCTTAGATTGCCGTGTTCAAGTATCTGCTTTATGAACTTTCGTCCTGTACCTAAGTTATTGAGGTTCATTGTATTTCCTTTAGGTGCTATGCACGACTATCACGCATACTAGATGCGTGATAGTCGTATGTGTATATTAATCTGCTGACGCAGCGCCGCATTTTGCCTTTTTAGCAGCAGTCTTGAGCTTTAGAGACTCTTGTGAAACCATTCAGCCTCAGGCGCGCATAACTCTTATGTAACGAATAATACGATAATATACGCTGAATGTCAAGCCTTAA